CACTCAATCAAAGCAAAGTTGAACCCAATGTCAGATTCTGCAATTTACGTTGCAGCAGCTAACGATGACCTTGGAACTACTAACCCAGCTTTCAACCCAACACGTCAGCTTGCAGAAGTTATCAATGGACTAAGCAACGGAACTCGTGGAGCAATTGATGCAATCAGCCGCGGAACACTTCCGGACGCTGGGCTTCAATTCGAAATCCCAAAGATTTCTCAAATTGCCACTGTTGCAGCAGTTGCAGAAGGTGGCGCAGTATCAAATACAGGAATTGAATCAAGCTTCATTTCTGTTCCAATTACACGCTTTGCAGGTCGCAACATTCTGACCACAGAAATCATCGAGCGCAGCTCACCAGATTTCTTCAATGAGCTTGTTCGAATTATGGGATCAGCTATGGCGTTCTCTCAGAATAAGTACGTTGCAGCTCAAGTCAAAACAGATGCAGTGAGAGCTGCAACACCGGCGGCTAACACAGCAGCAGGATTGATTGCATACGTTAGCCAAGCTAATGCAGCTGTTTATTCTGGAACTCAACGCTTTGCTCGTAACATCTTGGTATCACCAGCACAGTGGTCAAATATCATGGGTTACAACGACAATGGCACACCATTGTTCAATGCTTACCAGCCACAGAATCAAGCTGGTCTAGTCACTGGACAATCGCAACGTGGCGTCGTACTTGGCTTGAATTTCTTTGTTGATAATTCAGGCGAATTTACAGGAACAGCCGATGACTCAATGGTTGTACTTGAGCCAGATGCATTTACATGGTACGAGAGCGGAAACTATCGTCTTGATGTCAATAAGCCATCTGACGGAACTATTGAAATCTCACTCAATTCTTATGGTGCATGCGCCACAAAAATTGCAGCTGGTGGATCAACGTTTAATTTCACCTAATAACTAATCATCGGCCACAGCCGCTCCCGGATGTGGTCGAGCAGTAGAAGGGAACGGAAATGCCACAAATTATTACCGCGGGCGAACTGCGATCTATTCTTGGCGTTTCCGTTTCTCTATATTCTGACGCATACTTAGAGCAGATGATTGACAGCGCAGAGCTGACGATTCTGCCATTGCTTACTGGATACCAATCAGCTGTCACAGAAATCTTTGTAGAAAATTCAATTGCATATTATGGGACTCAGCGCGTCAATTATTTCGTGCCGGGTCAAGATGTCGTCATTACCGGATGCGGCATTTACGATGCGACAGTCACAGTCACAGATGATCGCATTGCTCCTATGGTCTTTACGTCTGCAACGGGGCAAGCAGACAGCACATACACCATCCCAATCATTCCGAGTGGGCTTGCGTGTATTGATGGGGCAACCGCTGGCGATCTATACTCTGGCGTTGCTCCCATTAAGTCAGCAATTCTTGTTGTGTCCGTCGAAGTGTTCCAAAGTGTTACAGCTCCGGGCAATCAGATTATGAGCGACCAATTTCAGCCATCACCATTTGTCCTTGGCCGCAGCTTGACGAATCGAATTGTCGGCTTACTTGGGCCATTCTTGGAAGTCGAAACGCTCTGCTTATGACAATTGAAGCCGACATCAGAACACCATTGCAGACTGCTCTTTCAACAATTGCAGCCAATGTGTATAACGGCATTCCAGAAGCAATGACTAGCCCATCAATCTGCATTGTTCCAGATTCACCATATTTGGAAAGTACTCTAATTAATGGATCAACTACCAAGGTCAAGATTAATATGCTCATCACCGGCATAGTCGGTTATTCGAGCAACGCAGCAGCTTTGACGAATCTCGAAGATTTAATGATTTCAATCATCTCAACAATGCCGGCCGGATACGTCGTCGGAGATGTCAGCTCACCCACACCTTTGGAAGTCGGCGCAAGTAAATTCTTGACGTCTGATTTGCAAGTCTCAACGTATTACACCGACTAAGGAGAAAACAAATGGCAACAACAATCATCACCGGCAGAGACATCACCTTCACCATTGACGGCGATGATTTCGATGCTCAGGCAACTTCAGCCGTTCTAACAGTAGATTCAACAATTCAAACATTTCAGACTCTCGATGGAAAATCCTATTTTACGACGGACACGCAGGGAAGTTTCGCTGTTGAAATGCTTGCAGACTGGGGAGCAGCTTCGTCACTATGCGAAGCACTTTGGACAGCTGCAACAAATGCACCAAATACAGGACTTCCAGTGGTCTTAGTAGCCGACACAGGTGCATCATTTGCATTTGATGTGCAGCCAATCTTGCCATCAGCCGGTGGCACTGCACCAGATGCTCAAACAGTATCGCTTGCATTTCTTTGCGTGACCACACCAGTATTAACCATAAGCTAACAAAGGAGAACCGGGAGCATGAAACTACCAATCACAATCGAATACACAACAGGGGAATCTGAAATCTACACCGCGCAACCGCCGGAGTGGATGAAGTGGGAGACAAAAACTGGATTCACTATTGGACAAGCTCAAGAAAAGATGGGCATTTCTGATCTGATGTTCTTGGCTTATCACGCTATGAAGCGCGAATCAGCCGGAAAAGCAGTGAAGGCTTATGAGATTTGGTGTGAAGGTGTCTTGGATGTAAAGGTCGGGGAAGCTGACCCAAAAGTCATAAGCGCGGAAGTATAGGACGATTATTGGTTGAAGTCGCAATCGCGACGGGCATACCGATGAGAGAATGGGAAAGCGCGGAAGATATACTTACGGCGATTGAGATATTGGAGACAAAGAATGGCTGAGGATGTAGTCGCTTTCGATAAAGCCGAACTGCGATCCATTATCTATGCTTTCAAAGGTATGGATGATGAAGCTGTCACAAAGGCCAAATCTGTATCAAATGGGCTTGCGACTTATCTTCAAGGCAGAATCATCTCCAAATCTCAAGGCCGCGATAAAGCATCAATCAGAGTCGCCGAAGGCTCACGTGTCAGCAAATCTTCAAAAATTGGCGAGATGTCATTTGGCTTTGCGTCACAGAAATTCTCAGGCGGAGCTACGACTCAACAGCTTTGGGGCGGCTACGAATTTGGATCTAACAAGTATAAGCAATTTCCCATTTGGTCTGGTCGTGAAGGTCGTGGCTCAAAAGGTTGGTTCATTTATCCATCACTTAAAGCTGAACAACCACACATCATTTCTCAATGGCAAGATGCATTCTCTCAGATTGTGAAGGTGTGGTAAATGGCCGCAGCAGGTTCAAGAACACTTAAACTCTCATTACTGGCAGACGTTGCCGAATTTACGAAGGGCATTAAGACCGCCGGCAAAGACACTGAATCTATTGGCGACCAATTTACCGACTTTGGCAAGAAAGCTGCTTTGGCATTTGCCGCAGCTGGAGCTGCAATTGGTGCATTTGCCAAGCAAGCTATTGAAAACGCAGCGGCAGATGAGAAGGCGCAACGCAATCTGGCTCTGACAATTGAAAACACTACAAATGCAACAGCCGAACAGATTAAGGGTGTTGAGAAATACATCTCCACAACATCACTAGCAATAGGTATCACAGACGATGAATTGCGTCCAGCATTTGCTCGATTGACAAGATCAACCAAAGATGTCGAAGAAGCTCAGAAATTACTAAATTTGGCTTTAGATATTTCATCAGCTACCGGCAAGCCCTTGGAAGCTGTTGCCAATGCACTTGGAAAAGCTTACGACGGCAATCTGACCGCTTTAGGTAGATTGGGTCTTGGCATAGACCAATCTGTTCTCAAGTCAAAAAACTTTGATCTTGTCTTTCAATCACTCACATCGACATTTGGTGGCTTTGCAGAAAATGAAGCAGACAGCACTGAAAAAGGATTTGCAAGAATTAAGATTGCTGTTGATGAACTTAATGAACAAATTGGGGCGGCATTGTTGCCGATTGTCCAAGAATTATCAGCATTTATCTTGGCTGAGGTTGTTCCCGTATTGCAGCAATTTGTGAATGGTTTAACTGGTGAAGATGGTGTGACAGCTAGTTTAACCGAAGCAGAGAAAAGAGGATTGGAATGGGGCAAAAAACTCAAAGGTGTTATCAATACAGTTGTGGATCTTAAAGATGAATTAATTGCAACCGCCGCAATCATTGGAACAATCTTCGTCGTTTCTAAGATTGCCGCTGGTGTAACAGCCACAATTGCTCTGATTAAGAGCTTGATTGTTGCCTATAATTTGCTCAAGACATCAGCCATAGTCGCCGGAATTGCATCAGCATTTGCTTTGAATCCATTGTTGGGCGTTGGAGCTGTTGCACTAGCCGCCGGCGTCTTATCAGCTGCAAATGCTTTGACAAATCAAGCTGATGAAACACAGAAATTTGCTGTCGGTGGAGCGCCCGGATTCATTACTGGCGGAGCTGCAAGCGGCACAGTGTCAAGCTCAGTCTCAGGATCTGGTGGGGGTGGTGGTGGTGGTGGTGGTGGTGGTGGCTCATCAACATCATCAGGCATAGCAGCGGCAGCAGCTAGTGCAGCTAGAGCCGGCGGTGCATTTACCGATTCACAGAATGCAGCTCGATTGGCGGCCGCTGGTGGCGGTGGATTTACTGATTCTCAAAACGCTGCAAGACTTGTCACAATTAACGTAAATGCTCCATCGATTATCGATGAAGAAGGCTTTACCAGAGCAATGAATACTGCCCAGAACAATAGTTTCTTTAGAGGCACTGGTGGCGCAACTAATCTAGTGGCGATTTGATTCGACAACTATGACAATCTTTAATCCAGTATGGCGAGTGACAATTGGGGGCGTTCAATATCAGACTGCCATTCTTTCGAATCTCACAATTACATCTGGACGGACTAATATCTATGAGCAAGCTCAAGCCGGATATACAAACCTTGAGCTTATCAATTTGGATCAATCAAGTGTCATCATCGGAATTAACGATTCATTAACTATCGAGCTGCAAGATTCCACAGCGACATTCATTCCAATCTTTGGCGGTTCAGTCGTAGATGTTGCAATTTCAGTAGCCGAATTGGGAAATGTGGCCTATGCCCAGCGAATTAGAATCATCGCTTTGGGTGCATTGGCTCGCTTGCCAAAGGCTCTGACAGATGGCGTCTTAACTCAGGACTTTGATGGCAATCAAATTCTTACAATCTTGGAAGATTTACTGCTCAACAATTGGTCAGAAGTTCCGGCAGCTTTGCAATGGAATACCTATGATCCGACTGAAACTTGGGCAAATGCTCAGAATGTCGGACTCGGCGAGATTGATACTCCAGGAAATTACGAGCTCGCTCAAAGAGCATCAGATAGAACAGACATATATTCATTGGTTTCTGCACTCGCGACAAGCGGCTTGGGCTATATCTACGAATCGGCAACCGGAGAAATTAGCTATGCTGATTCGACTCATAGATCCATTTATTTAGCAGCCAATGGCTATGTAGATTTATCTACCAACAATGCTCAAGGTTCAGGGCTAAGCATTCAGCAACGCGCCGGAGATGTTCGCAACAATATAACTCTGCTTTACGGCACAAATTCAACAAACGAAGTAAGTGCGACATCTGCCGAATCAGTAAGCCTATATGGACAGCTTGCCCAGATATTCACGACGACAGTGAAACACACAGTCGATGCCCAAGATCAAGCAGATTTCTATTTAACGCTTAGAGCATTTCCGCAATACAACTTAAATCAAATTACGTATCAGCTTACCAATCCAGAGATTGATGATGGCGACCGAGATTCACTGATTAACGTGTTCATGGGAATGCCAGTGTCAATTTCTAACATGCCGCTTAACATGTCGGCCGGTAACTATTTGGGCTTTGTTGAAGGATGGACATTCCAAGCCGCTTACAACCAAATAAGTCTTTCATTGACTCTCTCACCAATTGCATTTTCGCTTCAAGCCATGAAGTGGGAAGATGTAAGTGTCGCGGAGACTTGGAATACGATCTTGAATACACTTGACTGGGAACACGCCCTAGTCGTGGCATAAGGAGAAAAGATGAGCAATCCAACAACACCATTCAGCTGGCAAATGCCGACGGCCACTGATTTGGTCACTGATTTGCCGGCAGACTTTGAAGTCTTTGGTCAAGCGGTGGCCACATCAATGGCTGATTTACTTGGTGGCACAACCGGCCAAGTCTTATCAAAGACAACAAATGCAGACATGGATTTCACTTGGGTGACATCTGACGACGCTAACGCAATTCAGAATTCGATTGTGGATGCCAAGGGTGATTTGATTGGTGCAACGGCAGCCGATACACCGGCTCGATTAGCCGTGGGAACAAACGGCCAAGTTCTAACGGCTGATTCCACAGCTGGCACTGGTTTGAAATGGGCTACTCCAGCAGCAGCCGGGGCTTATACAGTCATTCAAAGCGGAACACTCAGCACGACATCTGTGCCATTGAACTCTATTCCACAAACCTATAAGCATTTGCAGCTCGTAATGTGGGCAACAACATTCTCGGCCAATGATGGCTTTGCTCTGCAAATAAATGGTATTACGGGATCAAATTATGGAAGATCATCTTATGGACAAAATGGCGGCACTAGCGTCGATGGCTCGACCATTGTCGATAATGGTGTTTACTACGGCAACGGCGCGGCTGACCCATTATTTAGCAGCAGCTTTAATCATTGGGTCTTGGATATTTATGACTACACCAACACAACAGGCGCTTGGGCTATGCGTGGAAATGGTACGTATTTGAACACATCAAGCGCCTATTCCACGTATCAAGCTGCTTACACTTATGTCGCAGCAACAGCCACAGCAATCACATCAATCAACATCAAAACAGGTGGCAGCAGAACAATGAACGGCAATTACATACTATATGGAGTGAACTAATATGCGACCAGAAATCAAAGAAGTTAATTGCACAACACACAAAGAAATTGTGCGTGAGATGAATGATGAAGAATTTGCTAACTACGAAAGTGACTTAATTAGATACGAAGCTAAAATCAAGGCGCAGGCAGAAGCCGAAGCAGCTAAGACAGCGGCAGAAGCTAAACTGGCCACGCTTGGACTTACAACTGATGATTTGAAGGCACTTGGTCTTTAATGCTCAAAAGTCATAATGGATGGCCAGCATCAAAAGATGCAGCTGAAATCCACATCATCAGCGTTCCAATCGAGGGAACAAAGGTCAAGGTGCGATGTGCAAAAGCCGTCGCGCCTTTGATTGCTGGATTCTGCAAAGAATTTCACGAGCTGATTGAACCGATTGATGAAGGCACACTTGATGATTGGGGTTATGCGTTTCGCATGGTACGTGGCTCGACTGACAATTTGAGCAATCACAGCTCTGGCACTGCCATCGATCTGAATGCTAGTCGTCACATTCTTGGCAAGTCGGGCACATTCCCAGCTGAGAAAGTTCCAATGATTAGAGCTTTAGCTAAGAAGTACGGACTCAAATGGGGTGGAGATTATCGAAACCGAAAAGATGAGATGCACTTCGAAATCGAATTGAGTGAAGCGAAAGTCGCGGCACTCATCGGGAGCTTGAACAAAGGAGACAACTAATGGATCAAGCAAAAGCAATGCTGGCATCATGGGCAAGAAGCTCAGTCGCCGGTGCGTTGGCCGTCTATATGACTGGCAATACCAATCCAAAAGATTTGGCAATGGGTTTAGTGGCTGGACTTGTTCCGGTACTTGCTCGATGGGCAAATCCAAATGATGTAAGTTTCGGCAACAAGAAGTGAGCGTAGGCGAATGGACGGCGGTCGGTGGGCTTGTTCTTGCGGTGCTGACTGCCATCTATTCGTCAATGAGATTCATGGTGAAGTCGATCATGCGAGAGCTTTCACCGAATGGGGGCAATTCTCTCAAAGACCAAGTGAGCCGGATAGAGCAAAGGCTTGATCAATTGCTGCTGGAAATAGCTCTAAAGAAGTAACCGACACGCCGATTCTTAGGCGGGAATCTTGAATTTGTCGGATATGCGTGTCACTCTGTAATTCGGGAGCTGGTTCGCAGCTCTCAGAATCGGGAGCAATTATGACAACAAGTGAAGTCGGGCTATTCGTCTTGATGGCGATAGCATGCATTCTCTGGGCAATTTGCAGTTACGCAGTCGGATACAAAGAAGGCCATCGTGAAGGTTATCAACGCGGCAAAGCAGTTGGCCGCCACATATCAGCCAAGGCGGTGCGCTAATGGGGTTCTTGGATAACTACGAAGCTGCACGTGCCAGAACAGATCGCTGGATTGCAACGTATCCAACCGGACGCATCAGGACAGAAATCGTTGAATTTAACGCTGAAAAGGGTTACGTTCTAGTGAAGGCCACTGGCTATCGCAATGCAGATGATTTATATCCGGCCGGCGTTGATTTCGCTTATGGCTATCAAGGCGCATACGTGCAGAATATGAAACGTTGGTTTGTGGAAGATACAGTCACCAGCGCAATTCTCAGAGTTATGCAGCTGATTATGGGCGGTGCAGAGCGCACGACCCGCGAGACGATGGAGCAGATTGAGAAGCTACCAGCCAAGGTTAATAACACTGAGCCGGACTACTGGAACACCAAATTCGGTGACGTGCCATCATTTGCCACACGTGAAGCAGCCGAGTCAGCAGGCATTCCAACAGCTGCACAGGCCATACAAGAGATAACCGCTCAACTGGGCGGTGAAATGCTGGCAGAAGCTCCTCAATGCGTTCATGGCCATCGTGTCTGGCGAGAAGGAATTTCGGCTAAGACTGGGAAAGCTTGGGGCAATTACAGCTGCATTGAACGCAAGCCAAAGCAATGCGACCCAGTGTGGTATGTCTTTGGATCTAATGGAAAATGGAGTCAGCAGCTATGACAAAGAGCCGATTGCTCAAGATTCTTGTTATTACAGAATGCATTCTTGTCATCATTCTGATTGTGATGGCAACTCGATGAGTGGTCCAATTGAGATAATTAACCCAAGGACTATGAGCTGCACACTTATGGAGGATGGCGTCGTTCTTGCAACTTACAAAGTCGAGCAATGTGACAAATGTTCCAAGTTAGTCAAATTCGACGAATTCGGTTATCAAAAGGGTTACGGCAATGAAAAGATTATTTGGTTCTGCTGGGAATGCCGATGAAGGGTTATATGCCACCAAGTCAGACTGATGATTGGGCGACTCCAGGAGAACTCTTTAACAATCTTAATGAAATTCATGGGTTCACCTTTGATGCAGCAGCCAGTCAACACAAAGTCACATTCATTCGAGGGCGATTGAAATTCGGTGGGCATGAAGTCTCAGCTCCATTTCCGTCAATTATCGTGGAGATGTCTAAATGATTATGGTGCGCTTATCGCGTGAAGATGAAGTTATTGCCCACACTGCCGGACTTGCGAGAGAATCACGATATGGATCTAATCCTAAATTCCAAGGCAACAAAGGCAACTTTCACAATGCTGTTGTGATTCACTCAGAAGCTGTTGGAGCTGAGATTGCAGTGGCCAGATACTTTGGTGTTGAGGACTTTGTGCCAACAGTAAACACATTCAAGAATGAGCCGGATGTCTATTGGAACGGCATTGCAATCGAAGTTAAGCAGACGCCACACAAACGCGGCCATCTAATCATTAGCGAAGATGATCGTGATACTGACATCGCTGTTCTGGTCGTTGGCGAATCACCGACGTATTACGTCATGGGCTGGATACCAGTGGGCGTTGCAAAACGGCCAAGATTCCAATCTGCTCAAGGCGGTTACTGGGTCAGTCAGATTAATCTGCAACCCATTGAGACGTTAAGGAAATCCATTCATGCCAATACTTGAATTTGATTGCTCAATCTGCGCAAAGCTCTACGGCAAAGCAAAGCAACGCCATGGCATTCGAAAGACGGCGGAGCTAACGCTTCACGAATGGTTCAGTACATGTCTTGGATGTGGAGCAATGGGCATCAAGCTAGTCGATGAAGCTAAGGTCGAAGGGCTATCTCTATGAATGAGTTATCCACAGACGTTATCCACAAGGTGTGCGCAACGCCCAAGACCACGCTCAATCTTGACCGGTATTTGACTAAGACGTTACGCTCCATACTCGCTGGCGAGCCGCTGATGCGGATAGCTCGCAGGCGAAGTCTGGTGCTATTGGGTGTGCTATGTGTTGTGGGCACAACACCAGCGGAAGCAGTAACAGACATAGATAATTTGAAGTTATATGCTCATTCAAGAATCATTAACTATAAGCAATTTCAATGCTTCAATCAGCTCATAACCAAGGAATCTAATTGGAATGTCAATGCAATCAATGGATCTCATTACGGATTAGGACAGATGAGGAATCCTAAGTATCGCAACCTTGATGGATATCGTCAGATTGACTGGACGCTTCGCTATTTGAAGGCAAGATATTCTGGGTCTAGCTGCAATGCTTATCGTCATTGGCAGCAGAAGGGTTGGCACTGATGAGCAGAGCTTGGGCTAAGGGTTCGACGCGTAAGTGGCGAGTAATCAGAGAGCGCATATTGGCCAGAGATGGATGCTGTCAGATATGTGGAACGACAGAAGGTTCAATGCACATAGATCACATAATCCCGAAGCGATTGAACGGGTCGGATGATGAGTGGAATTTACGGCAATTGTGTCAAATGTGTAATTTGAGCAAAGGGGGTCGCTTTTTTAGTGATGCTTTAACAC